GTAGTAGAGCGTAGTCGGATCGCTGGCGCAGAGTGTTTGCGCGACTTCGAGTTCCCTGCCAGAGAGATACTGCACCCCGTACTTTCCGCAGTGGCGCGCGCTGATGTTGACGTGATTCTCTTCGATGGTGCGCTCGCCGATCTGCCCCGCGCCGATTACCGGAGTGACAGTCGAGCCGATGGCGAGCAGTGCGAGAAAAAACGCGGCGTGCGCGAAGAAATTCCCGAGCACACCCTTACGAAAGAGTGACTTCATGGTTCCGCTCCTTATTTAGTTGAGTTGGTATTCCGCGTGGACCCTAACGACAATGGGCGCACCCGATGTGCTCGATACGATGAGCGCCACAGGAGACGACCCGGGAACGCTGGAGGCCGAAAAGCTCGTGGTTGACGCCGTACTCGGGCTGCATGAAAGTGGCGTCGATAAAATCTGAGTGCCAGCCGCGTTTGGAGACGCCTCGCTGCGCACTTCCAAATTGATTGCTGCCGTGCCGCTGTCGGTCGAGCAGGAGATGCGCGTCAGCGTCAGGCCATTCTTTGGCTTCCACTGAAACAGCCCGGAGTCGGATGGCTGCGGATTCTCAAGAGAAAACGTAATCGAGCCGGTGTTGTCGGGAGCGCAGATCCAGCCGACAGTCGAAGTCCAGCGCAGCACTTCCGTCGAAACGCAGCCAGGCGGCGGAAGAAACTGCGCCGCGGGAATGCTAACCGTCGGGTCTTTCGGCCACAGCACGCGAACGGCGGAGAGGCCGACAGGCGAGGCGCTGATTGGCACCGTCCAGACTTCGTGATACCGCGCCTTGTTCGTCGCATAGTCGACCGAATAGCTGCTGCCCGCGGGCGCGGCGAGAACGGTAGGCGGCAGGTCGACGCTGAAATGCCCGGCCAGACCAATCGAGACCGTCGTCTTCGTGCCCGCCAGAATCGTGAATCCGTCGACGGTCGTGAACGTCTGATTTGCGGTGATCGTCAGCGAGCCGGTGATCGTGCCTGAAATGACGCTGAGCGAGTCCGAGACGGTAGTCTTCTGCTGAGCCTTCGCGCTCGCCGCGAATAGCAGCGTCAGCAGGACAACTGAGCTAAGCAGCCGTCGGTAAAGTCGAATGGTGGAATGCGTTCGTTCCATAGCATGTTCTCGATGTGAAGCGGGAGCTTTTGGACTGTTGCGTTGACAAGGAACGGCTCACGATTCTCGTTGAAATGCGCAATGAGGCTGATAATCGCCAGCTTGATTGTCTCGGGCACGCTGTCGGCGTCGGCGTAACCGCAGGTATAGAGAATCGTGACGGCATTGACGACAGCCTGTGTTGGCGGCCAGGTCTTGCCGAAGGCGGGCCGGATGAATGGCGGCAGCGAGAACTTGTCGACTTGCACTGTCGCGGGATCGATGCTTTGCGTCTGGCCGCCAGCATCCACATAGGAAATGGAATCGACGCTGACGAGCGGAGCGCGCGGCAAGCGAATGTCTCTGAAGGCGGCGAATGGAACGCCTTGCCGGAACATCCGGTATGGGAAGCTATCGAGCGTGAGTTGCCACTGCTGCTGAATCAGTGAGCGGCCCAGCCATCCCTCGACGGAGCGCGTCGCGACCGCAATCAGGCGCTCCAGAACGTCATCATCCGCACTGCTCGTGACGCGCAAGTACTGTTTCACCTCGTCGAGCGTCACCGGGTCGGCCTCAGGCTCTTTTACGCGGATGAAATTCGGCATTGGAAAAAACTAAGGGCGGCTCCGAAGAGCCGCCCCGTCTGTCGATTTACTCGGGCCCGTCTTACGCCGTGCCGTTTGCAGGCGACGCCAGCGATTTGATTGCGGCAATCGAGGCATCCTGTGCCGCGGCGGGCACCGGGTTTTTGTCGCCGACATAGCGAATGGCAACGACGGACCCGATGACGGACCCCGTCGCACCGCCGCGCGCGACAACCGGACGGATGAACCGCTTCTGCGGGCGATACACGTCGAGAATGACGAGCTTATTCGAGGCCGTCGCCGAGGTTTTTGTCCCGGCAAGGTCCGAAGCCGCTCCCATTCCAACCGACGTGTCATCCTGTGCTTTCAGGTCGAAGCTGCCATCCGTGAAGGCTCCGACGACGCCGATGAACGTAACGCCGTCATAGCCTTGCATGTCGATGGCCGAGCCGTTGACCGAAGTTGTTCCGACGGCCGTCTGAGGCACTGCAACGAGGGCGCCGCCAAACAAACTGCCAAGATTCTGTTCCACGAGATTCTCCCTTCGCTTGAGATTTTGGCGGCTGAGACTTAGGCAGTCTTCAGCCGGATGAAGGCTTCTTCGATAACCGGCATGGCGTCGAGTTCCATGCGCAGCACGAAGGCGGTCTGGTTTGTCATGGCAAAGAGTTCCACCAGGCGCTGCAAGCTCATGCTCAGCGCATCGACAATCCAGTACTTCGAGAAGTCAGCGAGCATCCCGACGTACAGCCCGGTCGTCAGCGTGCCAGGGCAGTATTCCGAGATGGTGAGGGGCAGGTCGAGCAGCCGGTCGGGAGAACCAGCAATCAAGCCGGTGCCCGCCGTACCCGAGATCGCGCCCGGATTCCAGAGGTACTGCCCCTGCGAATCCTTCAGCTTGCGGATCGCGGCGATGGCGTTGCGATGGAAGAGCCAGCGCGCGCGCGGCCAGTATTGCGGCTTGAGCGCATACTTCGCGTCGATGAGATTGTCGGCCAGGAAGCCTGTCGCCGAGCCCGTCGACTTATCCTGATTCGTCGAGATGCCGAATGGGGATGCGGTAAAGAGGCCGAGCGGCTGGGCCGCGCCCGTGCCGCTCATGAACGCCTTCTCCTGCGAGATGGCGAACTTGTAGGCCAAGCGGTCGCGAATCAGGGCCTCGGGGTCAATCGCGGCCGCACGCAGCAGCTTATTCGAGACCTTGATGAACTTCGCGAGCGGGTGCGGGGTCAAATCGCGACGGCCAATCGTCGGCCCGGCGGATTCGTTACCGACGGCAAGCTCGGAAGTCCAGTCCGCATCGTCAGCTTGGCTGTCGAGCGTGGGCGCTCCGAGCGAAACCGCATTCGTCAACGTTTGCACCGTCGCGAGCTGGCGGATGAAAACCTGATCGTCGACGGCCATGATGAGGTCCGCGATGAATTGCAGCGGCGGAACGAGGAAGCCGCCAGCCGTATTCAGGTCCATCTGCATCGAACGCAACTCGACTTCGGCCTTTGCCATGAGCCGCTTCGCCAGCGCGGGGTCGTCCTTCTGCGCCGCGAACGCGCGCCAGGCATAGGCCCACGCGCGACGGTACTCGGGCCGCGAAGTCATCCCGTATTCGTCGCCGTCGATTTCCATGCGACGCTGAGACCATGGCGCACGGGATTTGAACTCCAGGACGCTCCGCGCGCTTGCGCCGTTGTCGCGACTCCCGCCAGCAGCAGGGTCGTCGCGATGTTCGAGCGAGGCTTCGACCTCGGCAAGCCGCTGCTTCCGCTGCTCGGCCTTCGCGAGGTTATCGATTTCGGTTTGCAGTTCATCCGACTTCGACATTTTCTGGTCAAACAGGTCCGATTCTTGCGCAGTCAACGCGCGCTTCTCGCTGTCGGCTTTATCCTGGATGGCCCGAGCTTCAGCAATCAACGCGGCGCGTGCTTGCCGCAACTCAATCAATTTCCGCATGTCTCCTCCTCCTTAGAAGTTCTGGGGAACCATCTCCGCCTCGGCGAGCCGCAAACGTCGCCGCCTCGCTTCCGCTTCCGGCGAGCGAACGTCCGCAGCGCTCCGAAAGTCGGGGAACGCAGCATCCATCGCCGCCAGGTCGTCCGGGGTCAGAGAAATTTTGTCGCGCAACTTGCCGAGCGCCATTAAGGCCCGCATTTCCAAGCTGCGCACGCCCACGTCGGTCTGCGTGAATGCGGGGAACGTGACCGGAGACACGTCGAAAAGTTGGACGCGGGTCAGCGTCCGGTGTGCCTGCCCGTTTTTCATCGACCACGCATCGTCTAGCGTCACGAAGCCGAAGGACGCCTGCGTCACGTCCCGCCGTTCCAGCAAAACTTCGAGGTCGCGCGCATAAGACGTGTCCGCTGGCCGAATCTCCATTTGCAGGCCGTGCGAATCCTCGCGAAGCGTGAGCGTCCCAGCGGTGTTTCTGCCGAGCACATAATTGTCGTCGTGGTTAAACAGCGCGCGGATGTCGTCCTGCTGAATTGTCTGGGCGAAAGTGCCAGGCGCGATCTCTTCCGTGCCGAACCACATCGGAAGGGAGTCTTGGCCGAACACGGCGGCATAGCCTTCGATTTTCTTCCGGCCTCCAGCCGAGGCCAGTTCCAGCTTGAACTCGGCGGCATAGCGGCGCCGTTCGCGCTCGCGCTTTGCGAGTTGCCCGCGCAATTGCGCGATTCGTTCATCAGTGAGCATTTGGCTTGCCTCCATAGACATGCTCTTCGCTGCCATTCGCGCGCGAACTTGCCCCACCGAAGGGCGTTCCATCGGGCGGCGCGCCCGGGGCCGGCTGGGGGTCGGTGACAAAGCGCATGTTGACCGGCACCATGATTTCGTCTCCGCGCTGTTCCGCCGGCAGCGGAGGCCGATTCTCGAGGCGATTGATCTGGTTGCGCGTCATCAGGCCCCACTGAATGGCGGCGCCGTAGCCTTCCATACGCGATTTGAAGTCGCCGCGAAGCAGGCCATCAACATTGAACTCCGCGAAAAATTGGGAACCGAGGCCGAATAGTTTGCGCTTCATCTCCTGCTCCCACTTCACGAGCCATGGACGCAGGTTGTAGATGACAAATTCGAGCGATTGCTGCTCGATATTCGCGAATGTGGCGCGGTCAAGCTCGAAAATGAAGTGCGGAGGCACGCGGAAGATGCGACAAATCTCGGAAACCTGAAATTTGCGGGTTTCAAGGAATTGCTGGTCGGCTTGCGGCACGCCGACCGTCGAAATATCCATGCCCTCCTCGAGGATCCGCGGCCGCCAGGAGTTCGCGACGCCCTGATGCTCTTCGTTCCACGAATCCTTCAGCCGCTTATATGCCTCGTCATTCAGCAGGGCGGGATGCTTCAGCACGACGCCAGGCCGCGCATCGTTCTCATAGAAGCGTGCGGCATACTCTTCCGCGCCCACGGCAAGGCCCAATGAACGCCTTGCGAGCTGGATGGGAGAGTAGCCACAGACGCCGTCTGACCCGAGGCCGGGGATATGCAGCACCTGCTCAGGCTCTAGATACACACGGTCAGAGCCGTGTGTGACGACATAGCGCAGCTTTCCCGGCTGGTAGACATCCGGTTTGCATTGCCAGGGCAGTAGCGGCCAGATTCCAGCGACCCTTCCCGCGCCGTTGTAGACGATTTCGGAGTATGAATTTCCCCAACTGACGACGTGCCCATGCGCCGTCTCCCGCCACACCGAACTCGTCATAAAGTCATTCGGCTGGTCGTGTAAAAATGGGGCCAGATAGTGGCCCGCGGCGGGCGAAATGGTGCCCGCCAAGTCCTGCCGATAGGTCGCAAGCGGAAGCGAGCCAACCGTCTCGGCGAGAAAGCGCATACAGGAATAGGCCGTCGCGAGGCGCATCGCCGACTTCTCGTCGATGTAAATGCCGGAGCGGCTCGGCGCGCCATAGAACATCTCGATGAGCCAGCGTTCGGGATTCGAGAGTGGAGAGCCGCCATAAGAGATCGCGCGCGCAGCAATCTTGGCCGCGATCTTCTGGCGCCAGGTGAGCTTCAAATGACCCTGATTCCGCGCGTCTCGTATACCGAGTTTTTGACCGGAGCCCTGCGAATGGCGAGGCCCGTCGCCATCACCGCCGCCACAACGCCGTCGATTTTTTCTCGCGATTTTTCCTTCGATGGCTTCACGTTGCCAGCCGCATCTTTTTCGGTCGTGACGTTGTCCACCATCCACGTCATCACCGGGGAGCCGTCATGTTCGAGTTGGCGCGCGACGACGAGCTTCTCCAACTCTTTCGTCGGCTCGGATAGCGTCTTGAAGCCTTGCCGCATCAGCACGACCGGGATGCTATCGCCCTCAAGCTGGACCGCGATCTGCGTCGCGTTCCATTCGTCGATGCCAAGCTGCTCGATGCGAAACTCTTTCGAGAGCGCGTTTATATCGGCGCGAATCTTGTCGTAGTCCGCGACGTTGCCGCGTGTCATCGTGACGAAACCGTTGCGCGCCCATGCGTCGTAGGGAACGCGATCGCGCCGGCTGCGCTCTTCGATGGTCGCCTCGGGACACCAAAAGTGGAAAAGCTGCTTCGCGCCGCTCGCCGTCGGGAAATGCAGGCACAGAGCGACGAGGTCGAGACGAGTTGCCAGGTCGAGGCCGCCGAAGCATCGCGTGCCTCTCAGCGATTCGCGGAAGCGTGCATTGGCCGAGGCGCAAGACTTCCACCTCTCAACGTCCATCCATCGGCTTTCCTGCTTCGTCCACTGATTCAGACGGAAGCGCCGGAAGCTGTTCTGCTGCTCAAGCGACTGCATCGCGCGCTTGCATTCGTTGCGGAAGGTTTCGAGTTTCAGCGTGCGGCCAAGTTGAGGATTGGCGGCGAACCATACTTTTTCGTCGGTCCAATCGTCGCTCTCTTCGGCGGCGAAGATGACTGGATAGAACTCGTCATCCTCGACGATGCCGTTAAGCACCTGCCGCGCGTGCTCGTGCTGCTCGTAGGCGAGCGAGGACTTGTCGTATCCAGCGGTCGTAATCTGCCAGAAAATCGGCTGCCGGCGCGTGCCGGATGCGGTTATCAGCGATTCATGCAGTCGCCGATTCGGCTGTACGAAGAGTTCATCGAACAAGGTGACGTGCGGGTTGAAGCCGAACTTTGTGCGCGCATCGGCCGAGAGCACCTTGTAGAAGCTATTGTATTTCGAGTATGTGATCGAGGACTTCAGCGTTGCCAGGCGCGCGCTTAGCGTTGCCGAACCCCGAATCATGTCCTTCGCGATATCGAAAATGATTCCCGCTTGTCCGCGGTCGCCAGCGACGGAATAGACTTCCGCGCGTGGCTCTTGGTCTGCGCAAAGACCGTGAATCCCGAGGCCCGCGCCAAAAGTCGATTTGCCGTTCTTTCGCGGAATCTCGACGTGAGCAATCCTGAATCGTCGCGTGCCATCGCTGCGCCGCTTCCATCCGTACACGTCCCAAACGACCCGGCGCTGCCACGGCTCCAAATCAAACGGCTGGCCCGCCCACTCTCCGGTCACATGATTGAGGCACGCCGGGAAGAATTTAAGCGCGCGATCCGCCGCCTGAGCATCGTGGTAGTAGCGGTCGCTCTCTTCGATTTCGAGAAAGTTTTTCACTGAATCAGTTCGGCTGCGATGCGCTCGCGTTCGTTATCCGGCACGGCTTCCGGCGGAGTCTTCACCTTCGCGTGAGAGGACGGAGTCAGACCGAGTTCCGCGGCGGCTACCCGAACGGCGTTGAGCGCCGCGACTCTCTGCGGATATTTCGCCGCCTTGTCGTCCATAACCTCGCGCATGAAGAACACTGAGCGGACATAAATCTCGACGGCGACAAGCGAATTGGTCGTCAGCAACCGCATCGCGATCATATCCTCGCAGGTCTTTTTCCAGAGGTCGAGTTTTTCACGGCGCTTCTTGAATCCCGCTGGCGCGGGCGGAACTTTTTCGAGCAGCAGCAGAGGTGCGGGCGAGTCGTTGCGAATCTGGACGCCCTTCCGGCCCTTCGTTTCGAGCGGCGTCGGCTTGATCGGCATCGTTTTTCAACTACCTTTGGGCGTTTGTGGGTGCGCGCCCGGTTTCGAGGCCGAAAGCCTCAGGTTTTTTGACCCCATATCCCTCGTAACCTTCGCGCCTCGCGGCATTAACTTCGTATGCAGTTTTTGAGTTGTGGCACGAGGCGCACAAACCTTGACCATTGCTGAGCGCCCATGAGCCGCCGAGGCTGAGCGGAACGATGTGGTCGGCATGGACGGACGGAGCTTTGCCGCAGGAGCGGCACACGGGGTCGCGACGAAGAACGAAGAGCCGCCAGCGCCGATGGCGAGCGTCATAGCCTCGCGCCGAAGCTGTGCCTCTATGCGCGATATCTCGCGCCGCAAGTTCCCTTTTATGTTCTGCACAATGGCGCTCGGTCGCTGCGATTCGATTGGGACAGTTGGGGAATCTGCAAAGCCTTGCTGGCCGATTCGGAATTGGATCACCATCCATGCAATCAATTCGAGACGTGCGCGCCTGACGCTATCCATGCCGAATACGACGCGCGTCCACGTTCCAATCGCGGCAGCAATTCTCCGCCATTCCAAACCGGATACATGTTGCGCGCAAAATCTTCGCGATGCGCGCCGCAAACTACGCTGCCGGGAGCAGCTCTTCGGTCGCAACCGGGAAGCTCGCAGATTCGCGCCTCTTCCGAATTTGCGCCAGCATGACTTCCGCCCATGGTTGCTTCTCCTTCAGGGCAATTGCATGGAGTCCGCCGAGCCTGCATGACAGTCCGCGAAAGCTCACCTGCCGCTTCCAACGTGCGAGGCCGCGTTCGCCCTTGCTTGTTCGCGGGAAGGCTATCCACTCGATGATGTTGAGAGCGACGGCGTCCGCGATGATGTCGCGGGGCAGATGTGCGTGAGTGTGATTCGAGCAATCGCGAGAGGCGATCTGCGCCGAAGTCCAGTTGCGCGGAACGACGCAGGCGGTGAATGGAGTGTTTTTGGGGATGGCTACGCCAGCCGGGAAACTGCCTCGCGGAGAACTCGCCGCGGTCGTTATGCCATGCAGATTGGGGCGCATCGGGCGCGAAATCAATTATTTGTCCCGCTCTACCCCTACAGATTGCGTTTTATAGGCTTCGGGTAGCGGCCCGCGCAGAATCTTTTTCGCGCTCTCGGTCGCGAGTTCCACGGTCGAGAAACGATGGCCTTTTGAGCAGACGCGCCGGCGGCGTATGATGCAGCCTTTCTTCCACATGCGAGTCTCGCGCACGCGGGTTGGACTACCACACTGCGGGCATGGCAGTTTCACGCTTACCCTCTTTCCCGCGCCTGGTATTTCGCCCCTGTCGGCTCGGCTGAGCCTTGAATTGTGGGAGTTTTTCCGGTCCAGGAATTGTTTCGAACGATGGCAATTCCATCACCGGCGCATCGCCGATTTTCTCTAGACGCTTTTCATCGAGCCACCAGGACTCCATTAGCTTCCCGTCTTTCTCTCCTGGAGCAATGAGAGCCTGAACGCAACCATACAGGTCGAACGACACGGAGGTAACGACGCCTTGCAGGCCTGTGATTCTGTCCTTAACTCGAAAGCCCAGAAGCCTCATTCGTAGCACGGGCCGCACAGGCCCCACTTGCCGTAGGAATATTTCGCGACCACGCGCTTTGCGCCATCAATTTCGCACTGCTCGCAATAGAGGTCGGGCATTTCTACAACTCCTCTCTCGAACCACAATCTTCGCGCACTCAAACTCGCCGAACGTCTTCGATGCCACAATTCCGATGACCTGCGCGTCATCGTCGTACACGATGCCGGTCAGAGCATCCAGAACTCCGCGCACGAGCTTGTCCGTATCTGGTCGCGTCGTCTTGTGCGCCACGTCGCGCTTCAAGCTCAGCGGACGCTTGAATACGAACTCCACTTCGATCTCGACGGGCACGCCATGCCCGAGCAGTTCGCGCTGCCTCGTGCGCATTGCTTCCTTTGCCTGATACGCGACATTGGCGCGCCACTTTTTTAGGTCGGGATTGTCGGAGGTGATGAACGGTCGCGCATAGCCCTTCACCGGCACGAGCCGCGCGCTTCCTTGGGGTTCTGGCTGCCCGAACACGGTGAACTGAATGACCGTCTTGTCGACTTGCAACACCATTTGGAAAAATCCTCCTGTTCGCCGCTTCCCATAGAAAGTCGCCGCGCAATTTTGCGAGAAAGCCTTCGAGGCGCATGTGCAAAGCAATTCGGAGAAGAACGCGCTCTGCCGGACCTTGCAGCGTTCGCGTGAGAATCATCGGCAGCGCCCCATCGGCTGGCAGACTGAAAGATTTTTCGTGCCGTAGATGAAATGCGAAGCGATCAGGCTCGCTTGCGGAACCCACCAGAATTTGCGCGCCACTGGCGATTGCGAGCGACGCATGATAAGGCCAAGTTTCGCGGCGGCTGCAATTTCGAGCGCGCCGAGCGGAAGCATTCGCGACCAGGAAGGCCGCGGGCCCATGAGCAGTCTCGGCAACGGACTGGTTTCGACCGCGCCCCGACTGCCAGCTTGGCGCGTGGTGATTCCGTCGTACAAATCGACGCCAGCGTAGACCGACACGAGCGTCCAGAATTTCCAGTCGCCACGGTCTGCTTTTGCCGCTGGCTTTGGCGCGTCGGGCAAATCGTTCGCCGCTGCGATTGCGGGAGAGAACGCCCACAGACTGAATAGCGCGAGCAAGAATTGCAGAAACGTCGGTCGCGTCATGCCGTGCTCCTGTTGAGCGATACCCAATCGGCGACGCGTACTTCACCGGGCGACGGATAGATGATGATTCCCGCCGTGCGGAG